TGTCCACCAACGCGAAGATCGGTCTCCTCAATGCCGCCTACCAGCTTGGGGTCAACGGCCTCTTGGGGTTCAACTTGATGTGGGGGTTTCTGCGGGGACAGGACTACCTCAATGCCGCCCGTGAAGCGCTGAATTCGAGGTGGGCGGCGCAAACTCCCGCGCGCGCCGCGAGGCTCTCGAGACTGCTCCGGTCGTGCGTCAAGTCTCCGGAGTGGTCGTCCGTTTCGGACCGAATCCCGCGCCCGATCCCGCGCCCGAACCATGAGTAGAGCCGCGCGCTTCGGCAACGCGGACCCGGCGCATGCGGCCTACATGCGCCGCCTGCGCGACGACGCGTACCAGGCGAAGCTGTTCGAAGATGCCGCGCTCGCGACGCTCGAGATCACCGAGTACAACCCGCCGGCCGATCCGGTGGGCGCCTTCATCGAATGGTCCGCGCGCAGCCTCCACGTCCCGACCGGGCCTCTCGCGGGCAAGCCGTTCGAGGTTGAGGACTGGCAGGAACGGTTCCTACGCGGCGCGATGATTGATGGGGTCATGGAGAGCGGCCTGAGCGTGGCCCGGAAGAACGGCAAGAGCGGCCTGATCGCGGCCTGGTTGCTCTGCCATCTGTGCGGACCCCTGGCCGCTCCGGGGTGGCGCGGCGTCGTCGTCTCGCTGACTGGCGTGCTCGCGAAGGAGCTTCGGTCGGCGATGACCATGACGGCGCGGGTGAGCGGGATCACCAACGTTCTGCCCTACGAGTCCCCCCCACCCGGCCGCATGCTTGGCGAACGCGGTACGAGCGTGGACTTCCTCGCGGCCGACAAGGCCACCGGGCACGCGATTGGCTCGGACCTGGCCGTGATCGATGAGGCCGGCCTGCTCCCGGAGCAGATGCGCGCTCTCTGGAATGCCGTGCTCTCGTCGATCTCCGGGCGCCGGGGGCGGTTGCTCTGCATCTCGGTCCGCGGCGATGGCCCGATGTTCAGTGAACTGGCCGAACGGGGCCAGGTAGACGCGGGGGTGTACTGGCAGGAACACGCGGCGCCCGAGTCCGCATCGTTTGACGATGAAGCCGCATGGCATGCGGCCAACCCGGCGCTCCGTAGCGGCGTCAAGAGCCTCGACTACATGCGCCACATGTCGGCGCGCGCCTTGAGCACTCCGGCGAATGCGGGCGCCTTCGCGGCGCTCGATCTCAACCTCCCGCAAGAGCCGACGCGGGAGATGATCCTGACCGTCCGCCAGTGGCTGGACGTCGTCGTCGAAGAGCTTCCGCCGCGGGAGGGACCCTGCTTCCTCGGCATCGACCTCGGCGGGTCTTCCTCGATGACGGCGGCAGTCAGCTATTGGCCCGCTTCGAGCCGGATCGAGATCCGCGGCGCATTCCCCGCGGTCCCGGACCTGCGCGCGCGCGGCGACGGCGACGGTGTCGGCGGCCTGTACTTGCGGATGGCCAGCATGGGGCAGCTGGCCGAATACCCCGGCCGGGTCCTGGCGGTCGATGATTTCCTGGCGGACGTGTCGATGTCCCTGCACGGCGAAGCCGTCAAGGCGTGCGGCGCGGACCGCTACCGGCGGCAGGAAATGCTGGATGCCATGGCGAAGGCAGGCCTGCGGTGGCGGATGGTCTGGCGGGGCCAGGGGCATTCCGCGACCGCGGACGGGTCCGCCGACGTCCGCGCCTTCCAGGGCGCCGCCCTCGGCGGTCGGATCAAGAGCGTGCGCAATCTGGTCATGGAGAACGCCATCGCCATGTCGGCGATCAGTCGGGACGCGGCCGGCAACCCGAAGTTGGATCGCGCGAAGTCGAAAGGGCGCATCGATGCCCTGTCGGCCGGGGTGATCGCGGTCGGCCTGGGGGAACGGTGGCGCGCGCGCCAAGCAGCGACTACCGGGGTCTATCATGGGACGGCATAGCGCTCGCGGGAGCGTATGGGAGTCCGTCCGGGACGCGGCGATCGTGCGCGCGCGGCGCCGGTGTGAGCGTTGCGGCCGCCGAGGGCGCCTGGAAGTCCATCATCGGGTGCCGGTCGAAGAGGCGCCCAAGCGCCGGTTCGATCCGACGAACCTGGAGGTGCTCTGCCGGGACTGCCACATCGGCCACCATCGCAAGGATGCGATGACGCCCGAACGCGCGGAATGGCATGATTTCGTGCGGGGCGAGGTTGACGGCGCATGAACCGTATCCTGACTCTCATCGAGCGGTCCGCGCCGTCGTATCGATTCTGGTATGTAGTCCCGTCGAACGTGTCGGGCGCCTGGATCGATTTCGGGCCGAACCTCGCGACGGACCCCACCCCCGGGACCGTCAATGAGCTGCTGCAGACGTACCCCGATTCGCCCTACCGGACGGGACAGAACATTCGCAAGGTGGCGTTGTCACTGCGGGACCGGGACGGCAACGATTTCGCGCCGGTCGGGACGTGGGATTGGGACATCATCCCCGCGACCGCAGACAACCCGGCGCTCGAAGGGCGGATGATCATCTCCGATCGGGACGCGGTTCGGCGGTCTACGGTCAGACGGTCGGAGGGGACTTTGTGGAATATGAGTCCCGGGAACACGATCAGGGCGACATATACCGACGGCGACGGCGTGAATGGCGCCGCGGTGTTGGAATATGCGGTATTCCGCGTATGGCCGCGCGGCGCCCGCACCATCACGCGCCGAACGGTGTGGGCGGAGATCGCCCGAGAGTCGGAGGTGGTGGGCGTCGAAGCGGCGAACATCGTCGACTCGGCCGCCCGGTCCCTCTCTCTGCGTGTCCTGGATGCGGACGTGTTCCCCGGCCAACGGTGCGAATTCGATGGACTGGAGTACATCGTCACGCACATCCAGATCGACCGCCGCGCGCGCACGCTCGATCTGCTGCGGGTATCGTGATGGCCGGTATCCACGTGCAGCTGAATCGTCGGGACCTGCAGGCGTTCCGGGACGCGCTCGATCCGGCGCAAGTGCAGCGTGCCATCAATCGCGGTCTCGGGAGGGCTTCCGTGATCCTGCGCCGGAAATTCGCGAAGGAGTTGAAGGCGGCTACCCCGGTGTCGACCGGGCGGTTGCGGCGCCGTACTCGCGTGCTGCGCCGGCGAGTGGAGCGGGGTGTGTACGAGCTCGTTCCCGCCGCGCCGGGCGCGCCCTACATGTTCGCGCTGGACGCGCGCACAGGCTACCTCCGGTCGGAGGTGGCCCGGTTCCGTGCGGATGCGGAGACACGGGAAATCATCATCCGCGAGGTCTGGAAATCGCTCAACGAGCAACTGGAGAAAACATGACACAGAAAGAACTGCTCGCCCTGCTCGCTTCCGTCTCGGAAGCCCGCGAGGAGCTGATCGTCCACCGTTCGGATCCGAAGGATTCGGACGAATGGCGCAGTGCGGACAAGGCGAAGTACGAAGCCGTACTCGCCGCCGAACGCACGCTCCGGGACAAGTCCGCCGCCGCCGAAGAGGAACCGGAAGACGCCAGGCTCGGCGAGGTCCAGGAGCGGATCGAGTGCCGCAACTACGTCGGCGCCGCGCTCCGGGACGCGAAGCTGACCGGCGCCGAAGCCGAGTTCAACGCGGAGCGGGGCCTGCCCGACGCGAACGTCATGCCGTGGGCGGCGCTGGCGCCGCGCGAACCGATCGAGGCGCGCGACGACGATGCGACCACGATCGAGGATGTCGTCGCGGGGCAGCCGCAGATGGAGGTCCTGCGGCGGGTCTTCGAGCAGGGGAACGTCTCGTTCCTCGGCATCCGGACCCCGTCCGTCCCGTTCGGAAGCCCGAACTTCCCCGTCATGGGCGATGGCACGGTCCCCTACGGGGGCGAGGCGCTCGAACCGGGCGCGGAGATCGAGGCGGACGCGATCACCTTCACCCAAAAGGTGATCGACCCCACCCGCCTGACCGCGCGGTACAAGCTCCGGGTCGAGGATTCGGCGCGGTTCCCCGCGCTGGAAGACATCCTCCGGTCCGACCTCCGCATGGTCATGACGCAGCTGCGGGACTACCAGGTACTGGCCGGAGACGGCTCCACGGCCGGCACCACGCAGAACCTGACCGGGGTGCTCAAGACCCTGAACGGGCTGATCGCGGAAGACTTCACGGCGGCGATCAAGAAGACCGATGAGACGGTGGCCGCGGTCCCGGACTGGCAAAAGCTCGAAAAGCTCCTCTACGAGCCGGTGGACGGGCGCTACGCCAGCATGGCGTCCGGGGTCCGGTGGCTCTTCGGGGTCGATACGTACAAGTTCCTGGCCCGCATCCGCCTCGGGACCCCGGAGAACCCCCTGACGTTCCTGGAGTGGATGTCGCGCATGGGCATCATGTTCAGCACGTCCGCGTTCATCCCCGCGGCGGGCAATCTCGCGGCGAATGCCCAGGACGCGGCGCCGGTGTCGAACGTGCAGGTGTGCGTCCGCACGGTCCGCGGCACGGACGCGGTGGCGCCCGTGTGGGAGGGCATCCAGCTGGTTCGCGATCCGTACACGGGGGCGGCCAAGGGAGAGGTGGCGATCACCGCGTTCGCCCTCCACGGCTTCGGCATGCTGCGCGATGCGACGTGGGGCGTCGAAGGCGTCAAGGTGGCGTAGGAGGGCGTCATGGAGCATCGTCTGATCGAGGTACGCGCCGACACGGACGGTCGGCGCATCGTCGGGACCGTCGTGCGCTACGGAGACGTGGCGGACATCGGCGGTTTCTTCCGCGAGGAATTCGTGCCGGGCAGCATCGAGGCGTCGGACGTGACGCTGAACGCCTACCACGATCCGACGTCCCTGCTGGCCCGGACGGGCGGGGGCGGCATGACCGTCCGGGACACGCCCGAGGCCATGACGTTCGAGGCGGACCTTCCCCACACCACGGGCGCGAACGACGTGCTGACCCTGGTACGCAGCGGCGTCCTGCGCGGGGCGTCCATCGAGATGCACGTCAAGCGGGACCGGTGGCTTGACGGCGGCGAACACCGCATCATCCAGGCAGCCCGCATGAGCGGGATCGCCATCGTGGCCCGCGCCGCATACTCCGATTCGGAAATCGCCGCCCTCCGGAACTTGGTGACCGCTATAGACCACATACCCGGCATGAATGCCGGGCGGTTGCGCCAGATCAAGCGGAGCGCCTTCTAATGGCCCTCACCGTCACCGACTACTCGATCGCCATCCGCGCTTCGACCGCCGCGCCCGCGGAACCCATCCTGAGCCTCGTGACGAGGCTCAAGGGGCTGACCGATGCGGCCGTGGCCCGGTACGCGCCGGCCGCGCCGGAAGCCGTCCGGGACGAAGCCTCCGTGCTCATGGGCGGGTACCTGTGGGACGGACCGCAGACGCAATTCGGCGGCTCCCCATCGTCGAATGCCCTGCGTCACTCGGGCGCCGCGTCTATCCTGGCGCCCTACCGGGTGCACTCGGCCGGCATCATCGGGGCCAGTCAGGGCGCCGGCGCGCCCGTGGCGCCGGGGGATGGAGCGCTCCGGCTTCCCGATGCGGCGCCGGATGCCGAGGCGCGCGCCGGGATCGCGGACACGATCCGATCCTGGAGTGCGCGTCTGGTCCGAGTGGCCATCGATGCGGCCGTCGCGACGTGGGCGAAGGCGGGGGACGCCACCCTGATCCCGGCCGAGAAACTGGCCAATGCGCCAGGTGCGTCGGGCGCGATCACCGGCCTGGTCGAGGGGAATACGCGCGCGATCGGCGAACTGGAGGCATTCCAGCAATCCTTGCGCCGCACGGCGGACGTCGTACACCGTGGGCTCATCAACGCGGCGATCGGGCTGGCGGCCTATCGGCCGGCCGGCAATCCACACTGGCCGGCCGCGCGCGCGGACAGGCGCATCCAGATCAGCGTCAATCCGTCCCCTTCGGGGACCACTGCCACGTATCGGTTCCCCCTGTCCGATCTGCTGGCGAAGCCGGCCGTACTGCCTGCCACTCCGTTGAATACGGGGAATGCCATCGGCTTCGGTCCGTCGGACAACTCCTACCAGGTCTTCGTTGCGCGGACCGGCGGCAACGAAATCCTGATCGGCGCGGACAGCGTGGGCGACTACTACTTCGCCATCCTCGACTCGGAAGCCGACCTCGAAGACTTCGCCCGCGCTTCGTCCGCGGCGATGGTGCCAGACGCGAAAATCCCGGCCGCCATCGCGCGTACCGCGGACCTGCCCGCGCCCGGGCTCGGGCAGGCGGCCGTAGATGCCCGCATCACGGCCGCCATCCCGGTGGCGCGCCGCGTCCCCGCGTTCGCGTCCGACGACAAGGGAGACGCGCTCCGGGTCAATGCGGCCGGGACCGCCATCGAGTGGTCGGCCGGCGGACTCGGACAAGCCGAGGTGGATGCCCGCGTGAATGCTCTGGTCCCCGAGTGGGCGCGCCGGGCTCGGCGGTTCACCGACGAGCAGCAAGCCGTCTTCGATGCCTTCACGGGCGATGACGTCTGGAAGGCCGTCTCGTTGGCCGACGGCGCCGTCTCCAATCCGACCACCTCGCGAATCAACCTCGCCACGGCGCAAACCGCGTCGTACCAGGTCCGGTTCACGAATCAGGGTCCGACCATCGAGAATGCCTACATCGCGGTCCGGCTCAAAGGCCGCCCGGCCAATCAGCAAGCCGGCCTGCAAACGCGCCTGGACGTGACTGCCGGGCGGTATCAATTCGTGGAGCAGGGGCAGGACCTGAATTACCCGCCGACCCTCGTGGTCCCGTCCACGCGATGGACGTACCTCGGCTACTCGGGCGGACGGGATAACCAGGTCTACTACCGCATCGGTCCGTTCCGCGAAGTGACAGGCGAGAGCCTCTACATCGAGGAGTACGACGAACTCGCCATCGACGGGTCGAAGCTCGAAAACTTCTACGTACCCGCGCCCTGGGCGCGCGAAGGGAACACCGATGACGTCCCCGCGGCGAAGATCCCGGACCATCCCGCGTTCACTTCGCTGGCCGACCGCCAGGACGTCCGCCTCGCCATCACTGCGACGAACGCGGCGAGGCAGACACTGCTCACGTCGTTCACCACCCCGTTCGTACTCGGGTCGGATGATTACGGGGTGCTCATCGCGACGATCAACTGGTCGATCGTCGGCGGCTCCGGCATCAAGCTCGGCGCCGATGTCCGCGATCAAGCCACGGTCTTCCTCTCCGACGTGCGCGCACTGACCGAGATCAGCGGTACGGCGGTGACCGATCTCTCGGTCGGGCAGGAAATCGGCGAAGTGGACGTCGTCGCGACGGCGGCCGGGAACGCGAAGCAGGGGACCGTCAAGCTCGCCATCGGCCGGCAGGCGACGACGGAGGATGTCGGCGTCTATGCCTGGTACGTCCCCGAGTCGGGAGCAAGCGCGACGCATGCCGGGACCGTGCATGCGAGCCTCGATGTGCTCGTGTTCAAGCACGATGCGCCCGCGGCGGGCGGTTCTCCCGCCGCGTCCACGGGGAACGTCGAAGTGCTCGTGGACTACGCCAGGTTGACAAGCACCGGGCGCAGGACGTGGACCGGGGTGGAAGCCGACTTGGTGAAAATCAGGACCGCGCTCATGGCGGGTAAGGTGGTCACGGCCTCACTATGGAAAGGCCGGGAGTGCTTGGGGAATGCGTCGTTTGTGGGCGATACGAGAAACACCGGGAACGCGATCGCGTCTAACTTCACCATCTGGGCCGGCGACGCAACCGACGGAAACTATTCACATGCGTGGTTCTTCGCTTATTTCGGACCGAGCTCGGCCGCAAATGGGGTTGGACTACTCGGTACGCCCCCGCGCAGTTGGAATAGTCTCGATCTCAAGGTGGTAGCCATTTCATGAAATTCTGGAAACGCAATGCCGTCCCGGCAGAGGAGGCGCGCCAGACGGCGGCGCCCTACACCGATGCGATCGTGTCCGCGATCCTCGCGGCTCGGGGCGAACAACCGCTCTCCGGGGTGGAGACGGCGGCGGCCGAAATCGCGGCCGGGGTCATTGGGCGCGCCTTCGCGAGTGCGACGATCGATGTCGCATGGGCGCGCCCGGAGACGCTGGCCGCCATCGCCCGCGACATGCTGATCCGGGGCGAGTCCGTCTACGTCCTTCAGGGGGGCGAACTGCTCGGGGCCAGTACCCATGAGATCATCGGTGGCCCGTCCCCGCGCACCTGGCGCTACCGCGTGCAGCTGGCCGGTCCCTCCGGCCGGGTTCAGGAGACGAGCATCGGGGCGGACCGGGTGCTCCATGCCCGGTACAGCGTCGACCGCGGGACCCCGTGGATCGGGGTCGGACCATTCCAGCGTGCGAGCTACGCCAGCACCCTGGCCGCCAACATCGAGGTGAGCTTGCGCGCGGAAACCTCGGGTACGGTCGGCTACCTGCTGCCGATCCCGACCGACGGCAACGATGCGAGCGTGGCGGCGCTCAAGGCGGACCTCGGGACCCTGGCCGGCCGGACGGCGCTCGTGGAGACCACTGCCGCGGGCTTCGGGGAAGGCCGGGTAGCCGCGCCGCGCCAGGACTACGTACCGCAGAGAATTGGACCGAACCCGCCCGCGTCCATCGCCCAAGTGCACGCGGCCATCCAGACTGCCGTCCTGGCCGCTTGCGGGGTCCCGGTGGAGCTTGTATCCCCCGCGGACGGGACCGGGCAGCGGGAAGCCTGGCGCCGGTTCCTGCACGGGACGATCCAGCCCCTCGGCAAGATCGTCGCGACGGAGATTTCCCGGCTCGCCGGCCGGGAATTGTCGTTCGACTTTGAAGCCCTCTTCGCCAGCGACATCGCGGGGCGGGCGCGGGCATTCCAAAGCCTCGTCGGCAGCGGTCTCCCGGTCGAACAAGCCGCAACCCAAGCCGGGTTGCACAACCCAGAGGAGACGGCATGAAGACCATGCAGCACGTCCATGACGCGGCGCAGGCCGGGTCCCACACCGCCGAACGGATGGTGGAGAGGCTGAAGCACATCGCGGAGTCCCCCACCGGGCGCCAGATCGCGGAGGCCGGCCTGGCCGTCGCGCACGACATCATCGATCACCATCATCCCGGCCTGGCCGAGAGCCTGTTCTCGACCATGATCCAGGTGGCGGACCGAATCGATGCCTTGGAAAGAGGCTAGGTAGCCGCTTTCGGCGCCGGCTATGGGGCCACGGACGGCCCCCTTCGGATCCACCGATCGAGCACGGCGGACGCCAGACGAATGCCTGGCGTCCGCATAAGGCGTATGGTAGATTCCAGCCTCCAATTGCAGGAGGTTGGCATGATCTCGATCTACAGCAAACGCAAGCCGTCCGGCCGCCGGACGATCCTGGTCATGGGCGGCATCGTGCGTCGTGTGATCCCGGGACCGTCCGACGTCATGTTGGAGGTCGATGACCGGGACTCGGAAGTGAGCTACGTTCTCCATATCGACCGCCTGGCCGTCGCGGGGCTGAAGGCCAGCGTCGACGCCTACCGCGATGATGGGGTATTCGCGGGCGAACCGTCCGCGCCGGCCGGTGGCCCGACGTCCGAGCCGGCCGATCGGGCCACGGACGAAGAGGCCGCGCCGGCCGAGCCGGCCGATCGGGCCACGGACGAAGAGGCCGCGCCGGCCGAGCCGGCCGATC